AGTTGTTTAACTAGGGAAGATTGATTACGCATACAAGTTCTACAGGTTCTTTTTATTTCTGTTTGTTTATTCTCCTCTCCTGAACTTGCATACTTCATGGCATTGAATTGGTCTATTGGTTGTTCTATGTCACACTTAATACAAACTAAAGTATCACTAGGTTCAGTAACAGGTTTCTCAAAACCAAACAAATCTTTCTGCATTACTGATACCTAGCAGTTATATAATCTAACTCGCAATGCTCAACACCATGCCATCCTGATAACTTATTCTTGACTATATTTAAGTGTCTAGCAGGACTTTCTTCTTCACCACCATCAGGATTCTTAACTGTATCTTTAGCTATAAGAACCATCAAATCGGCTTCTGCAGCTTTTCCTGTTCTACTGCCCTCCATCATAGCCTGATTGAGATATATCTTACCCTCAGCTTCAGCAGACAACTGTGACATATAAAATATAGCACACTCATGTTGTTTAGCTATCTGTCTAGCATGTATGGCATTAGCTTTCAGTGCTTCATCTGTCCTTGCAAAGCCACCTGTCCTAGCAAACTTATCTCCCATGTCTAGTACAACTATGTCAGGCTTGTATGCCTTGCAGATACTTTCAACCCATGCCATGTCACGATTAGATGCATCCTTAATGTGTATATTCTTTTTCACAGGCTCGTACAATTCACGTGCTTTACTTGGGTCTTTCTTTATCTGATGCATTGTCATGCCTGTAGCTGATGTTAAGTATCTAGCACCAACTCTATGTGCAGATTCCTCGTTACATAAGATGATACACCTAGCACCTTGATGAGCAAATCCATTTGGACTAGCAATCAATGATGCATGGAAAGATGTCTTACCTGTATTAGGTCTAGCACCTACCTCAATCAAGTGACCTGCATTGACACCCTCTACCTTTCTAGTTAGACAAGGTATATTAAATGTCCATCTAGCTTCAAGGTCATTCCTTTCTAGTAATGTCTCAATGCTTATGTCATCCCACTCAACTTTTAAATTGGGAGTAAAATCATCAGCATATAACTCAAGAACATTTCTAAGAGGTTCAAGTGTGGATTTAGTACCATTAACATAGTCAAAGCCAAGATTAGCAATATCTTCGCCAACAACCTGTTGAAACAATTTAGATAATACTTCTTGTGCGATGTCACTTCCAAGTGGCAACTCCTTTTTTATTTGTTTAAACAAACTTGAGTATGCTTGTTTCTGTGCAGTAGTCATAGATGGATTGTTAGACATAAACAATGCTTCAATCTCATCAGGTGTTACTGTTCTCTCATATCTGTCCATAGCTTTATCTATGGCAGTCTTAATCTTTCTTACGTCTTTACTGAATAGTCTATCAGGACACTTAGCACCTCTATGCTCACTGTAGAACTCCTTGTCCATTAAACTTCTTATTAATGATAATTCCATGTTGGTTACTCCTTTGGGGTTAGTTCGTGTAGTTGGTTAAAGTCTTCTTCATGTTGGTACTTCAAATCATCTTTCAATCTAAGCACCTTAACATCTCTTACGTATCCTCGCAAGTCTTTTGCAAAAGATAATATTTTGGGTAGTGCATCAGGGTCTAATGCAATTATAGCAGTTGAGAATTGTGAAAGGTATCGTTTGTGTGATTCAGCTAATGATGTACCCAACACTGCTACCCCAACATATACCTCATTGCCTACTGCGATAGCACTAACACAATCCTCAACAACTACTGCCACGTTACCACAACCATGTACAAAAGGCAAGTTATTTTTTCCATACCTTTTCCACTTAGGTAGTTTAGAACCTAGTGTTCTTCCTGTTGCATCTACCATTTTACCATCATATAATATTGGAAACACTATTCTGTCCTCTTTAACATCATAGTAAATGTCCAATGCTGATGTATCAATCTCCCATGATTTACAAAAGTCTAACACCTTTGGTCTATCTCTGTGAGGTACAACGTGGTCAGGCAATACGAAATCGTTTATGTCATCGTCTAGTACACTTGGGTCTATCGCATCTCTTATATCATCTACAGATAATCTGATACGAGTTGAACCTGATATACTACACGATATCTTATAACAATTCCATAGTAACGTGCCCATATTATTCGTAGCAGTAAAAGTTTTATAGCCATTACAATTAGGACAGTTAAATCGTTTACTCTCTCCTACACTTAATTGTAAATCACTTACATAATTATATATATTCATTTATAATATACCACTTATATGTTATATAGTTCTTTGTTCGGCACGTTATCTGTGCTTATATCATACTTTTTTCGTATTGTCAATGCATTTTTTGCAGAGTCCAAAGTATTTTTCATATAAGGTTTCACAGATTGTGGATTAGCATGACCTGTTACAGACATTATCTGACCCATACTTACACCTGCTTCCACCATTTCTGTAGTACCTGTCCGTCTTAAATCAGCTATTCGTAGCTCATCAGGCAGTCCACAGAGGTTCATTGCTCGTCTAGCTACTATGGATAGCCTAGTCAATGTATAAGGCTTGTAAGACCCTCTCAGAGCTTTTGGATAGGGTGCAACATATTTCTGAAAACCGTAGTCATCTTTCTGTTGTATAAGCATTTCAAGTAAATCATCACTTATAGGCAGATGAACTGTTGCACCTCTCTTGGATTGCTCTAAGTTGAGTATCTTTTTATCATAATCTATGCTATCAAACTGTAGTAATCTCATATCTCCTATCCTTTGACACCATTCATATGCCATTTGTACAATTAAACCTAGACTACGATATTGAAAATCTGCATAACAGAAATCTAATAACTGCATAATCTGTTCTTTTGTCCATGTAACTTTTCTAGGCTTAGTAACTTTACACTTGAATGTAGAGAATGGATTAGTCTCAGCATAACCCATCTCCATTCCAAATGAATAAACTTTCCTAGAGGTAGCACATATATGGTTTGCCATATAAATGCCACGTTTTAGCCATACTTCATATGATTGTCTAGCAACTGCACCTGTCAATTTATTGACCTTAGTTGTATAAACAAACTTATCATCTATCTTAGTGTTCAACATTACAGATAAACAATTTGAATAATCTACTTTAGTTTTATCTGCTAACATATTGAAATCACTAGACAAATAGTACTTGTCTACTAAGCTATTTATATTCATAAGACCCACTCCATCTTGTATAGTGTCCATGTTCACACTCTACCTTAGCACCTACTATGTCAGCAAGTTGATGTTCCATGCCATCTAACTTACAGATTTGTTCATAGTCTAATGGACACTTATCGTCTGTTACTGCATTAATATTTCTTAATGTTTCTAACATTTCTAAGATTTGTCTTGACTGTTGTTGTGTCAAATTTAAAATTTTATTTATGTCTTTAAATACTATTTTCTTTTTAGTCATATAACTATACCTCCAATGCTATATAAATACATAATGCTATTATTAATAGTTTACCATAGTCTAAGTCATACTTAGTACTCTCTCCATACTTATCTTCAAAGTGTGTTATTATTCTATGCCACATTTTATTCTCCTTTCTTTCTAAGTTTTTCTAACATATTAATTGTGTTTCTAATAAGGTTGATATTACTTTTTAACTGTTCAAAATACCAACCATCTTTCTTTCTTACTGCTTCTCTTCTTAACTCATCGTGCTTATGATAATATAGTTTAACTAATACTCTTAAAGCAGAACCTATTTCTTTATTATTTAATATCAATGTAAATTCTCATGTGTGTTGATTCAGCCTTGCTCTGACCCCAATAGGTAGCACCTGTACCTCTTAACTCAGGCTTTATGTGTTGTCCACGTACTCGCATCTTATATGTCTTCTTGTTGAAGTACTTCTTCATAGTGTCAACAAACTCTTGACCATATGTGTCATTAGGTATCTCGCTGAACATGTAACCACATCCTTTAGGTTGATTGTTATAATAAGAATCTTTCCAAAACTCAGCTTTACTTACCTCTTTCTCATACCTTTCTTTCCATATGTCAGAAGTTTCACTATCGTTAACAGATGATATGAAGTTATCTTCTGCAAGTTTCTTGTAATACTTATACTGTTTATCCAAATCTTCATATGTACTTTTCTCAATCATGTTCATGGCTTTCTCTTGCCACTCATCTCGTTGTTTAGCTAACCTAACTATCTTATGACTTAACTCTTCTATAGTTATATCACTAAACAATTTATCATATCCTCGTTCTTTCATGCCACTTCTCCTGTCATCCATTGTGGTTTAGTTGTATAGTTATACCTTGCGAATCTTGACTTGTCAACTATATAAAACTTTCTATATGCTTCAATAGGAAAGAACTCTTTTGTCTTCAAGTCATCATGTCCACTAAAACATTGTGGGTGTTTAGTTATACCACCTGCTCTTGACCAAGGCATAAGCCACCTAGCTTGTAATAGAACATCTTTATGTTTACTAGCACCATGAATTTTACCATACCTATTAGTATATTCATTTAGCATTTCGTTGTACAACTGCCATGCAAATGTATAGTTTGACCTATTACGTTGTGCCCATAATGTACAAGGATGTTTTTGATGTACAGGTTTATATAAATTATGTTCTTCTGCATATCTAGGTCTATGATGCCATACGGCAGTACATAACATCTGTGCTTCTTCCAATGGCATCTTAACTATGTGTTGGTCACATAAAGACTTAGCAATATCACGTGGTCTTTCTTCTATAATAAATCTATTCATCTGTGTCTCCTATTCAAATGTTTGTTCTATGTGTACTATAACTCCATCAATCATATCTATGATTTGTTGAGAATCATAAGCCTTTATATAGATATAAAAAGTTCCATAGTCTTCTTTACCTCTTGGATGTTCCATCTCTACATAATATCTATTCATCTTTAATCTCCCATCTATAAAATATGTGGTCATCTATTCGTGTTACATACGTCTTAGTATCTGCCCAACTAGGATTGACATAG